CACAAACCAGATCAATCTGGTTGGTCAGGTGAAAGAGATGCATACTATACTTTGATAACTCTATTGCGTTGTGCCCAAAACGGCACTATTGGTCTATGGTGGTATGCTCTATTCGACTATGGAACAATCTATCTCTGCGGTTTGTTTCCGAAAAATCACGCAAATGATCCTCGGCCAGTAGCAGATGCTTTGAAGAACCTATGTAGCGTATGTCATGATCGTGGGGATAAGCACGGCTTTGAGCCTGGCAAATTGGATATTATTGTATCCGGTATGAATGAAAATATGGATTATGTTGTATATCAAGCAAGCGATAATCGGTTTCTAGTGCCTATTTGGTATGCTGCTAATGGTGAAAATAAGGTTGAAATTATAGTATCATTCGATAAGACCAAGAAATCAATCAAAGTATATGATCCAATGGAAAGCAATAATGCTGTCGATACTAGACATGATGCTGTATCTGTGGCGATAGAAATGGCGCCAGGAGTAATGATTGTTGAAGTAAATGCCTAGAAAGCGGCCTAAGATTGTGCCGATGAAGTATCCCATTGGTCAGGAGTTTGCGTATCGCCGCATATTGTTGAAGATGAATAACAAATACAAACAGATATTGAAGCGGAATATGTCGCCATATGTAGAAGTAATGTCGAAAGAAGCCACTGCTGTTCATTTGCCTACTGGCCAAATTCGCCAAGATGCATTAGGTTGGAGAGATCAGCTCAATAGAGTAATGCAACGTATCGCTGACGATATGAGAGATCCAACGAATCAAATTATCAAAGAAATGGTTCGTATTGGTCCGCAAACTAATCAATACAATAAAGCAGAATGGACTAGATTGGTTCGGTCTCAATATGGTGTCAATCCCACTAAAGAGGACCCAGAAAAATATAATGCTCTTCTGGCAAATTGGGCAAGAAACAATGCTCTTTTGATTAAGGACATACCGGATAAGACCTCACGACAAATTGCGGAACAAGTAAATCAGGCATTAATTGAAGGCACTAATCTAGCAGATACCCAAAAAGAAATATTCAATATAATGTCGGATCGAACTGATGTTCAAGATAGTCGCGCTAAGTTGATTGCTAGAGATCAAGTTGCTAAGTTGAATGGCCAATTGACGATGGAACGTCAAGTTGATATGGGAGTAGATAGCTATATTTGGAGAACAGTTGGTGATGAACGAGTAAGAGAAACGCATGCTGATAATGAAGATCAGACATTCACCTGGGATAATCCGCCAGCAGAAACCGGTCATCCCGGTGAAGATTATCAATGTCGTTGCTGGGCCGAACCCATTCTCCCTGAATTTGTAGAATTTGAGGCGTCATTACTTGAGGAAGCCGATGCCTAATAGATATGACAATATAACAATTACTGCTGAACGCAGTAAAGATGGCTGGATTATTGATCGGCCAGTCATTACTCGCTCTGGTATATTTATATACAAGGATGCCAATGGAAAAACCATTCGCGAATATAGACCAGATGAAGAAGTGTTCAAAGCTGATAGTCTCACTAGCATTAGAGGAATGCCCATCACTGACGGACATCGAGGCATCCTTAATACCAACAGCAACCTTGACGGAATTGTTGTCGGTTCGGTTATGGGGCCAGGAGAAAAGCAGGATAATGATGTAGTTGCTGATATTGTAATTCACAATGTAAAAAAAATAGGATCGAAACGAGAATTGTCTTTGGGATATGAATGTCGTATTGATGCTGTTCCTGGCGAATGGAATGGACAGAAGTATGACCAAGTGCAACGTGATATTGTTTACAATCATCTTGCGGTAGTAAACAAGGGTCGTGCCGGCAATGCTCGCATCCGACTAGATGCGGATGAATTAGTCTCTTTTGATGTGGAGGATGATATGCCTGATGTTACTTTGTCGAAAATTCGATTGGATAATATTGAATATCCTGCTGCGCCTGAAGTAGTCAACAAGATCACTAAGCTAGAGGCAGATATTAGCGTTCTAACCAGTCGCGCTGATAAAGCGGAAGCCGAGAGAGATACGGCGAAGAACGCACTGGAGGCTGCTACTAAAGATCATAAAGAGTCGCTCAATAAAGAGCGCAATATTGCTCGTGATCGTATTAAGCTTGAAGATAAAGCCAATCAGCTTTCTATTAAATTTGATGCTGATGATTCAGATCGTTCTATCAAAGAAAAGATTATCAATAAGCTCGGCAATGAGCTTAGATTTGATGGTAAGTCGGATGATTATGTTGATTCTGCTTACGATCTAACTATTGCCAATGAAGAGCAGAAAAGTAAAACCGCGAAAGGACAACGCGAGAAGACAACTACAAAACAAGATGCGTCAGAGAATAAGTCTGGTGGTAGTTCAGCTGACGCACGTGAGCGTATGTTGCGTCGCATTCGTGGTGAGAAGGAGGCTGCATAAATGTCGGGTTCTGCTTATGCCAACTATATGGCCCCTGCCTTCATTGGCATGAAGGCTGATAGTATGGAAGATAATGTTGATACCTTTCCGGCATCAACATTGATCAATGTTGGTGTAGCAGTGCAAAGAACTGCTGCTGGCGCCGCAACTATTAAGCCCGGTGCTGCCTCTGCTGCACTTTGCGTTGGTGTTGCGCTTCACGATCATATCATTGGATACAATGGTGGATATCGTCAATATGACGCCGTCTCAGTATTGACTCGTGGTCGCGCTTGGGTTGCCGTTGATGATGCTACTGGTGTCGTTGATGGGGCTGCGGCGAAAGTAACTGCTGCTACTGGAGCATTCAATACTACTGGAACGATTGCGGTTACTAATGCTGTATTTCGTTCTGCCGCTATTGACTTGTTGAATGTTGATTGGACAACATATACCAAGGGTGCGATTGTCGAATTGCACTATCCTTTGGTATAATGAGAGGAATGTATTATGCCTGGACCTCTTGATCATCAATATTACAGTGAGGATGATCTTACTGTATTGCAGAATGCGCCGATCATCAAAAATAATTTCAGGGAAGATGCTGATACCATCTTTCTTGCACGACAACTTGACTATATTCGCGCCAATACTTATGATCGTCAGCTACCTGCCATCAACGCTGATCGGCTAGTCCCAGATGATACTTCAGTTCCTGAATGGGCAGAAAATGTCTGGCAATATGCGTTCGACATGGTGGGTATGGCCAAGGTTATATCTAACTATGCTGACGATCTACCTCGCGCTGACGTTCGCGCTACCAGCAGAATGACGACTGTTAGAACACTTGGTGATAGTTATGGCTACAATATAAATGAACTAAGAGCCTCACGGCAAACTGGTCAGGGTCTAGATGCTCGTAAGGCGGCAGCGGCCAGGAGAGCAATGGAACTAAAGATTGCCGATATCAAGTTGCGTGGTGATGCTAACTATGGATTGTTTGGATTGTTTACTCATCCAAATCTTCCTGTGCTAGTATTGACTAACGCTGGCGATTGGACATCTCTTACTGGTGATCAAATTCTTGCTAATCTAAACCAGTGGGTTGTGGCTTATCAGAACCAAGTAAAAGGCACACATACGCCGAATGTGCTTAGTCTCGCACCTAAGGCTTACAATGCTGCGTCTACTAAGTTCATTACTGGTGCTTCTGGCCTAACGCCCATTACTCCACTACAATGGTTCCGAGGTAACTACCCTGGTATTGCTGTTGAAAATGTCTGGGAAATGCAGCTTGCTGCTGTGAGTGGCACTAAAGATTTGGGTCTGCTCTATGAGCGTAGTGCGGATAATATTTCGCATACGTATGTGATGCCGTTTACGCAACTACCGCCAGAAGCACGCAATCTAGAAATCGTTACTGATTGTATCGCGCGATCTGGTGGTGTGAGTATCTTTTATCCATTGGCTTTGCTTTCCGCTGTTACTACCTGATAGGAGAACAACAACTATGTTTGCGATCCTTAATAAATCTGAACGTCTAATCACTACCCATCTTGGTGATGCTTTGCCTCCTGGTTTGCCGGTAGCAGTTTCGGAAGTAACCATGGAACACCCTTCCATGCAAGCATTGGCTAATGAAGGCTTGCTTGAAGTGGTGGAAATTCAAGACCCACCGCCACCGCCAGAGCCAACGCCTACCCCGACGCCAGAGCCTACTACTGAAGGTGGAGCTAGAGTTGGTGGTGGACAACAACCTCCAACGCAACAGCGCCCAGCCCCTCCACCTCCACCGACCAGGGGACAGTAATGACTATTACTGTAACCAATCAATCTTCTCGTTCATTTATCTTGGGTGGGGAAATGATACTTCCCCATACTCCCTTGGAGATTAGCGAAGAAGTAAAGTTTGTTATTGACAATAGTCCATATCATAGTTTCTTCACCTATGAGATTACTGAAGACCCACCTTCTGGCAGAGATGCGGGCCAGGAGGATGATGAACATCGACAAGCTTTTGAAGAAGAACAACGTGCTATAGATGAGAGCAACCAAATATCTGATGAGGATTATCAACGTCAAAATCGTGATCGTTAATGTCTGACGTTGTTGATCCTCCAGTATATTGGACTGATGTAAAGACTATATTACAATTGTTCTTTCCGCAATACTTTGATCCTGCAAATCCCGCATATATTGATCCTGCATTGATGGATATGTTACTTGCTATTTCAGAAGAAGCGCGCCCTTGGTGTTTGTCTACCAATAGACAAAATTTTGCCCAAGCAATGTTTGTTGCATATCTTATTTCTGTTCAAGAAGAAACATCATCCGGTAAACCAGTTCAATCTTATCTTGGACCAATTTCTTCAGAGAAAGAAGGTGATGTTGCGATAACTTATGCTGCCGTTACTGGTGGAACTAGTAATGAGTCTAGGCGCCCATCAAGCAATCCTTGGGATGCTTGGAATAGAATGTGGAATATTTGTCAAAAAGGCGCAATAACAACGAGGTTTGGCGATCCATGCCAGTCACCATCAGAGACAAGGACTATGGATTCAAACGTATTGAGCTTGACTTTAAAGCGTTACGCGGCAGAGGCGTTAAGATCGGTTTGATGGGTAATGATCAAGTTGAAGGCGTATCGGTAGTGGATTATGCTACTTACAATGAGTTTGGCACATCACGTATTCCTGCGCGCCCATTTATGCAAACAACAGCCGATACTAGCAAAGAAACAGTTACCAAATTTACTGAATATCTTGTTGGAAGAATGATAGATGGCAAGATCAATGATACAACAGTGTTACAAAATCTTGGTGCGAAGTATCAATCTCTTGTTCAGAAAACGATAAGCGATGCTAAGAATTGGGCGGTGCCTAATGCTCCTGGCACTATATTAGCAAAAGGATCAAGTTCACCTCTTATCAATACTGGTCGTATGATTGGTGCTGTTCGATATGAGGTAGTATGACCACATCGTTCCGCACTTCATATGAGGTTATTCAAAGAGACATTGGTCAAATTATTAATGGTAAATACATTCTTGCTGATGATACTGGAATCAAAATAACAGTAATGGCATCAGTGCAAAATCCATCATCTAGAGACTTATCACTTATAGAAGCTACGTCATACGGTAGACGTGCTGGCAGACGAATTAAAATTTACACTGAAACAAGACTGCGCTGCGCTAATCAGGAAATTGCTCCTGGCCGTGAACGATATGCCGGGGATATCTTTCTGTTTGATGGTTCACAATACTTGTTATTTGGCGAAGCTAACTTTAATACCTTAGCACAATCCAGAGATACGCAAGTTTCGCATTGGCGTTATTATGCTTTGGAAGTAATTGAGACAGAACAATTTGAGCAAGTTCCTTGATTGATAAGTTGTATGATCTTGTAACTAAGGCGGTGTCGTTGACCGGCAATAATTGGCAAGTAATATTTGCCAATCA